GGGGTTACCGCAAACTTGCCTGCAGCGGAAGCCGAGTGGGTTCGACAGCACCCCGAGTACATCGAAGACGACAGAAAGTATGGCTATCTCGTTAATGCTTCGCAGATTGCCTATAACGAGGGGCTGAAGGTGGGCGAACCAGCTTATCTCCCGCGCGTCGAGGAAGTTCTTGAGTTTCTTAGCGGCGGCGGTCGACCCGCTGCCGAACCACCGAAAAGGAGCCCTCCAGTGAGCGCACCCGTCAGCCGTGAGGCACCGAGCTCCAGTGGGCAACGTCCGACCGGTAAGGTCACATTAACCGCAGCGCAGCGCGAAGCAGCGAAAGACTCAGGCATCACCGAGGCCGAATACGCCCGGCAGCTGGTCAAATATCAACAGGCGCTGGCTGATGGCACCTATGGAGAAACCCGCAAATGACCGAAGAAGTACAAGTCCCCAAGCGGCGCGGCAGGCCACCCAAGGTTGCCTCACCCATTGCGCGTGAGCCAAAGCGGCCGATGTTCAAGATGGTGGCCGATATCGACTCGATCGATCCGACCAGCCGCAGCATCACCGATCGGTTTTACATCGCCTCCAACGACATTCCAGAGGGTGTTGAGCTGCAGTGGGTTCGCTTGTCATCGATGGGCAAGGCGGATGATCCCAACGTGCAGGCCAAGACACAGGCTGGATGGCGACCTGTGTGCAAAGGCGACATTGATGGCCGCTTCGACAATAAGTACGACAACAAGAATGAGGGCGAGCCACTGACGGTCGACGGCACCATTGGTCTGTTCTGGATGCCGAAAGAGCTTTACGCAAAAATCAAGGCAAGAGAATACAAGGAAGCCAGAGAGCGCGTCATCCTCAAGGAGCGCGACCTCAAAGGTGGCGGAATGCCTGTCACACTTGACGCTGCGCATCCATCCGCTGTACAAACGAATCGCATAGGCAAGTCGTTTGAGAGACTTGATATTCCGAAGGACTAGGCCGGTTCTGTATAGAACCGCGGGGACGCTCCCCAAAACCTAACCCGGCAAACGCTTTGACGGTTCAACCCGACTGATGCTGCGACGCTCGCAGCTAATGTCGCATAGGAGCCGCCATGGCTAACACGAACGCACCGTTTGGATTTCGTCAGTTTGGCCGCGCAGAAGGCGGCGCACCCACAGCTGGTTTCGATCGGCTGTTCATCAACTCCAGCGATACGAATCTCTATTTTACCGGAGACATCGTAAATCGGAGTTCTGCCAACAACGCATTCATCACCAACCCATCGTCTGCCGTCGGCATCATCAACGAGTACGGCATGGCCGGTGTGTTCTTGGGCTGTGAATACTACAGCGCAACGGTTGGTCGTGTCGTGTGGAGCAGCTACTTCCCCGGCAACGTGGGCTCTAGTGCCCCGGCCAACGCTTATGTCTGCACCGACGACAAGCAGCGCTACATCGTTCAAGGTACCTCTGGCGCTGTTCTGACTTCGACCAGCATCGGCATGGGCTATACGGCAACGGTGCAGAACTCTTCGTTGGGTAACCAAGCGACCGGGCAAAGCGTCATGACGCTGGCCTCCAGCTTCCCCACCGGTTTGTCCTCGAACGCGGTCATTCGCGTCGTCGACCTTTACAGCAATTACGCGCCTCCTGGCGTCAACGGCACCTCAACCGGCGCTGAAGGATTCCAGGTCGCGGTCGTGCAGCTCGTCGGACTTGCCTTCCAGCAGGCTTCTGGCTTGGTCTATCCGACAACCTAAGGAGATTCTTGACGGCCCTGATTGGCATCTAACGAGAGTAGGGCGGGTCCTACCGTGCTTCGGGGAAGCGGGCAAATGGAGACTAACATATGCCTGTCGCATTAGCTCAAATCCGCGATCTTCTGCTTCCCGGTCTGTGGGGCATCAGCGGCAAGTACGACATGATCGAGCGGCAGTGGCCGAAGGTCTTCAGACAAACGCAATCGTCAATGTCGCTGGAGCGCCGGGCCGCAATGCGGTTCCTCGGCTATGCCCAGTTGAAGCAGGAAGGTGCGCCGACCAGTTTCGATAACGCTTCGGGACAGCGCTTTGTCTACAACGCCGAACACCTTGAGATTGGGCTTGGCTATGCCATCACCCGCAAGGCGATCGACGACAACCTCTATAAATCCGAGTTCGGTCCATCGAACATGGGCCTGATGGAGTCGTTCAAGGAAACCGAAGAGCTTTATGCCGCGAACGTCTTCAATACCGGCACCACCTACAACGCAGCAACTGGTGGTGATGGTGTGGCGTTGTTCTCAACAGCTCACCCGATCGACGGCTCCACCATTGCCAACCAGCCCAGCCCTGATGTCGACCTTAATGAGACCACCCTGCTCAATGCGCTCATTACGGTTCGCACCTCTTGGCGTGACAATGCCGGTCTGAAGATCCATGCGCGTGGCCGTAAGCTTATCGTACCGCCGGCACAGGAGCCGACAGCGCTGCGTCTTACGCGCTCCGAGCTGCGTCCCGGCACGGCAACCAACGATGTCAACGCCGTCCTCGGCATGAACGACTCGCTCAAGGAGTCATTCCTGGTGTGGGACTACCTGACATCATCCTTTGCGTGGTTCATTCTCACCAATCATGACGGTCTCATCTGGTTCAATCGCAAGCCGTTTGAGATGGACATGAGCGTTGAGTTCACCACCGATAACCTGCTGGTCAAGGGCTACCAACGGTACGTCCCGTCCTACTATGACTGGCGCGCTGTGTGGGGCACGTTCCCGCTTTCGTGAGGGCATGACATGATTATCGATCTTTGGCCTATACCGCTTTTCAATCTGTTTGCGCTCGGCGGGTTCTCAGCCACGCCAATCTCGACGATACTGCCAAAGATCTACGATGATAGCGTGGCGTCACAACAGCAGGTCCAGTGTGTCTACCAAGTTACAAACGGCTAGGAGAGCCAAATGGCACAATCCGTAACCCTTTCATCGGCAGGCACCAGCGCCGGAATCGCCCTTAATCCGGTAGCCAAGAATACAACGCTGCTGCTGACGGCATCGTCTTCGGCGGTTGCCGCGTTCACCATTCAAGCCTCACTCGACGACCCAACCATCGTTGGCGGACCCACCCTGACATGGGCGGTCATCAGCTCGGCGGTCGGTATCACCTCGTCGAATACGGCTTTTGACACAGGCTACCTGTTGACGGTGCTCTCACCGCTCGGCGGGGTCAGGATTAACTCAACGACCAACGCCACGCCGATCACATTCACCCTCAAAGCGCTTCAGTCCGTCACGGCCTAAAGGAGAACAGAATGGCACACCGTCATACAGTGCAGACCAAGGCGAGCGGCGGATCGGTCAAGCGGCGCGTCGCGCACGACGACGAGATCGGCAAAGAGGCCGGGATCAAGCGTGGTGGCAGGGCCAAGAAGGATGGCGGGTCGGTTGCCGGCTTCAAGTCTGGTGGTCGCCTCGACAAGCGGGCGCGCGGTGGCGGAGTCGGTGCCGACAAGCATCCACTATCCAGCGCCAGTATCGGCCACAAACGCGGCGGATCAGTGGGAAAATAGAAGGATCTGACGCTTACGCATCCGGTGGCGGGTCCGGGAAATGGATGCAGAACGCTGTGCATAAACCCGGTGCGCTACGAACCGCGGCTCATCGAGCTGGAATGTCCACAATGGAGTACGCCCACAAGCATAGGGATTCTCCAGGGAAAGCAGGAAAAAGGGCTCGATTGGCAATCACCTACGCCAAGTATCGGCCCAACTAAAGGGCGGATATGGCGCAACCAACCCTTCTCAACAAGTCGATCACCACATCCTCCAGCGGGATGCTGGGCTTTTTCTCGTCGCAGACCGTCCTCTATACCTCGGGCTCGTCGGCACAGATCGGCACATCATCGGGTGCGGTTGCCTCGCTGCTGGATACCGGTCGCCGGATTATCTTCTGGTCTTCAGCGGCAGCCAGCGACTCGCTTATCATCACACTGACCGGGGTCAGCGATAGCGGCGATGCCGTCACCGAGAGAATTCTTGGCTCAAGTGCGGCTGGCTCGATTCGCACCACGGTACAGGATTTTCAGTCAGTTACCTCGGTGACCTTCAGCTCGTCGCTGAACGTGCGCATGAATATGGGCACGTCTTCACGGGCAGGAACCCCGTGGATCACCACCAATTCGTGGGCCAATCCGTTCGACATGGCGGTTCAGCTTACCTTCACCGCCACCGGGACTGCATCGGCCAACTTTGAATGCACCCTTGAGGATATCACCCAGACGGTGCCGGGTCCGAACAAGCTCTTATCGAGCAGCAATCCACAGATCGTGCCGTGGTATCCGACCCCGTTTATCTCGCAGACCCCAGGATCGACCTTTGTCTCCACCGCGATCGATGCGGTTACTACAGCCAACTTTACCTCGCCCATCTCGGCGTGGCGCGTGACGTTGATTTCATCGTCCTCCAACGCCTCGCAGCTGGGTGTGTCTGTGCTGCAGACAGGATAATCAATGTGGCCATCGTTTACAGCACAACAGCCATCACCGCCCGACTTAATGGGGTCATCACTGCGATCGATGCAGGCCCTGGTAACGGAGTTATGCTTCTCCTTAATGGTGGGGTCACTCTTGCTACCATTACACTTGCTAAGCCATGCGGCGTCGCTGCAGCCGGCGTACTCACGTTCACCGTGCCGGCGCTAGATATATCGGCGGACGCAACTGGAAATGCAGACGGAGCTAGGATACAAGATTCGACAGGAGCTGTGATGATTTCTGGCCTGACCGTTGGAATTCCGCTTTCCGGGGCAAACGTCACGATTGCCAACGGACTTAACAGTACGCTGGTCACGGTCGGTCAGGTTGTCACGCTGATCTCCGGGCAGATTATAGGAAGTTGAGATGTCATTGATTACGCCAACCTTCGGCGACCAGAACAAGAAACCGGAGCTTTCTCCGCAGGGAGATACCGGCAATG